AGGAGCCGTACTACTAGCCCAATCAACAGAGGCAGGCCATGTAACTGTTCTTGTGCCAGAAGGTGTAATTTTTAACGTAAACCCAAAGGAAATACCGTTTGCTGGGGGGTTACTAAAAACAAATGTTACGTTTGCAGAGTATGCGTGAGAAAAAACATTGCCAGTATCAAAATCAAGTGTACTACCGGTTATAGTACCTACCGTTTCGGCAGTTTGCACAGACCGAAAAAACCCGTCTTGTAATGAAATTGATACAGACATTATACTCTCCTATACAGCCGAACTGCCAGCCATATCATCTTGTGTCATAATCCAAGTGTAGCATTTTGCTAAAAATGTATCTCCCGTAGCAGCTTCAATTTCTGTGAGAGAGGCTTTGTAGCGTTTAAAGTCTACTCCCCGTGTAACATCATTAGGGGTTGTAGCGTAACCCGACAGATCAATTGTAACGACAAACTTTGGATCATCTCCGCGGTTTCGTAAGATTGATGTTGTAATAATGCGATAGTACGCACCGTCAAAAGCAATGCCGTACTGGGAATTTTCTGTAGTTAAATTGTTCGATATAGCCATTTATTTACTCCTATGCGTAAGTTACTTCAACGGTGTGAATATTAGCCACCCAGCGGATATTGTGGCTTGCTTCGCCCGTTACTGTAATTGACAAGGCGTTGAGGGTGTTGTTGGCAGACAAAGCTACCCCCCAGCTTGAAGTGTTGTCAATTACTGTAATTGCGCTGCTAGGAAGAGTTGTTGTGCCACCGTCATTGACTAAAAGCCCTTTAATTTCCCAGCTACCGTAACTCTGTGCGCCATTTTGCATTGCTACGATTGTGCCGCTAAATGTTATGCAAGTGTCAGAAGCGGCTGAAACTAAAGTATTTGCGGTGGCAGGATACGCAGGGTCTGTAATCAGTACAGCTGGGGTTGCATTTGTAGTAGCAACCCGTAAAATATATTGACCGCCTTGTGCGTCACCAGTAGTTGTAAATCTACCCGATGCCTGTGCTCTGCTGCCTTCAGTAGTAGCGTTGGCGAAAGCGCCGTGGGCAAAACTGTAATATGCCTCGCTACCTGTAATGTTAAAATAGCCTATGGCAAAAGACTGTGCACCGGAGATATTGTTGTATGTCCCGCCAGCCGTACCACCGAAACCGCTGATAGTGTTCTGGCGACCCCAAGCAGCAGCATAGTTATTGGTAATAGTGTTGTCACGACCCCCCAGTACGGCACTATAGTCGCCTCTTTGTATTGAAGAGGCATCCTGAATGGTGTTTTCCCTGCCTCCTGCAATAGTAGCATAATCACTGTTGACAAGGTTGTTAAACCCGCCAAGACCAGAAGAGTAAAAATCACCGGAAACAGTACCTCGCCCTAGTGCTATAGCGCCAGTTTCAGAAGCATTTGCTTGCTGTCCGATAGCAATAGTATTAGCGTCCCGCGCTCCCAGCGAGGTACTGGTACTGCCTATAGCTGCTGCGAAACTATCTACACCATTAGCGTAAGATGTCCCAAACGCCACCGCACTTACTCCTGAAGGGCCAGTAACAGCGGTGTCGCCAATCGCGGCTGATCTCACCCCCCCTGCTGCTGCGTTTTCGCCAAGAGCAAAAGAATCAGAACTAACTGCTTGAGCGCCATCGCCAATCGCCACAGCGTTTGCTCCAGTAGCCGAAGGCTGGGCAGTAGGGCTACTTTCATTAGCAGCATACAGATCAGCGCCGCCAGCCGCTGCAGCCCATTCTGACGCACTTGCGCCGCTATTAACCGTTAAGACCTGACCAGCAGAGCCTAGTGATGACGGGCCTTCAATAGGCGTAAGCCCAGTATTTAAGTTAGTAAAGTTAGCATCTACCTCGGTGTTAGTAAGAGGGGAACCTTTGCCTGATCGTGTTACTATAGTAGCCATAGGTTAGCCCCTGTACTAAATTAAGATGCTGCTAATGTTATTGTCCAAGTAACCTGCAACGAATCTCCAGCAGCTTTATTTACTACTGAAAACACTGTGCGGCACAACATAGCTCCTGATGACGATGCGTTAAATATACCCGCTTCAGTGACCGCACCGGTGCCTGCGCCAGCAGCAAATTGTGCTGAGTATATAATGCTTTCATTACTAGAACCACTACGAGTTGCGCTAGTAAGAGCAATACGGCTACCTAACTGACTTCCTAGTGCCGTATCACCTGCTGCAGCTGCGGTTGAACCACTACCTAACGCCATATGGCTCATAACCCCGTCAGAAGCGGCTGTCATACGACTTGTTATGTGGCCAAGACCAGTGTTCACAATAAGATTTTTTATATTGCGTTCTTCTTTAATATTTCCTTTACTGTCTGTTAAAATTAATTTTAGTTTGCCGGACAGTGCTAAGTTTTCTTTTGTGTTCATCGTTGTACCCCTTAGAAGGTTCTTGCAATTCCTACATAATCCCCCGCAAAGTAGTCAGGGCCACAATAGCTCTGTACCACTATACTACCTGTATCCGATAGTCCTAAATTATTAGTAACGTTTTTTGCGTATTGATTAATAAAAACATCACTAAAAGTTCCAGTGTCAGAAGGTATTTTATTTAATACAACGTCTATTACATCTTGAACAGCAGCTGAGTCAGCTGCTGTTTTTGATAAAAACAAAGCCGGAAGTGATTGTAACAAAACGTTATTTGTAAAATCTTTTGTTGATTCGCTGACAAAAGCATCAGTAATTATTCCAGAATCGGTAACTGGTTTGTCTATTTCTACTTGGTTTAATACATCTTGGGCAGTAATTAAATCAACTACAGGTTTTGTTAAAAATAACGTTGTAAGAGACTGTAACGAAACATTATCTTGAAAAAATTTAAGGGAAAGAAAAAAACCCACCTGTATACGTAGTTTAAAAAAACTTACTACAACAGAAGTTTTAAACGCAGTAGTTTGAACAGCAAGATTATGTGCCGAACTTACTACTGTTGCCCTAAGTTTTTGAGGTAGTGTTTTTAACTTCATGCAAAATCTTCTCGCAGTCTAAACTGCAAAGTATCATACACAGTTTGTCTAGTACTATCAGCTAACACTACTTCTATTTCGCCTTCGTAATCTCCAGCAGGACGGTTAGCAAGATCGGTAGCTTGCCATTGTAAAGTAGCTACTCCGTTTGCAGCGTCAGTTATAGCAGCGGCCCTAGTAAACAAATTAGTAGTAGTGTCTACCGCTCGAAAATGGAGAGATACTGTACAGTTTGTTAAATTTTGTGCGGCACCTGTAGCATTATCAGTAATAGTAAACTGTAGTTGAGGACCAGTATCATCGCTTACTAAGTCTATACGTTGAGTAGATAATCTGGGGTCCATAACAAACTCCTAAGCAAAGGGCTGCATTTTTACATGCATATTAGCTCGCATTGTGCCAAGATTAGCATTTGCCCTGTATTGGGCTGCAAGATACCTAAATTGTTTAGCATGATACGCGGCTAACTCATTATTAGTCCAGCTAACATTTGGCAAAACTAACAGACTTTCTAACGCTCTATGAACAATAACATCCTCCAACTCATTCATAACGTCCTCGTCCATGTCTTCAGAATCTCTACTAGGTTTTAATGCGTACAACATACGCAAGGTATAAGTAACAGCAGCATCTGGGGCAGGTAAAACTATAAACTTATGAGGGGTTAATTGTGTAAAACATAATGGTTGGGAGCCGTATAAAGCTATATCATCAGCTGTTGTAGACTTACGCGCCCAGTTAGGATAACGACGAGTTGCTTGTTCAAGTGTTAAAGCATCAATAGGTTGATCATTTATAGAAGCATACATTACATTTTGAACAACCGATTCAGACGGTTTAGAATATACATACTCATATGTACCGGCAGTTAAAGGGTACGTTGGTTGTTCGTAACGCCACGCTAGTGTTCGCTCACAAGTGGTTATAGCAGCGGAACGTGTGTATTGTTCTAGCATAGGCAAAGAGCACCCGGGTACACTTGGGTTTATCTTTGCGGCTAAAGAAGTATATGAACGAGATGCCATTATATAACCTGCCGTTGCAATCTTGGATTAACCGGAGGTATACCAGCTTGTTCCGTGTCTGTTAATACTCTGCTTGACAAACCTGCACCTAAAGCTTGGCTAAACGATTCTAAAAATAATTTAGCGCGGCCAGAATTTACATGCTCGTCATCTATTGACTCAGCTAAAAACACAGTCCCATCTACTAATACTGGCAGATATGCATCTGGTAACACAGTTATATTTGCTGATGCAGCATAATTTGCGGGTACTTGTATATACTCTCCCACTAATACAATATTAGCAATAGGGCGTGGGTAAAGAAAATATTTATT